ATGAATGATTTAAGAATTTTTGAAAATAGAGAGTTTGGACAAGTAAGAACATCGATTATAAATGATGAGCCTTATTTCAATTTAAACGATGTATGTAGGGTTTTAGAGATTAACAATCCAAGAATGGCTAAAACAAGACTTAATGAAGATGGTGTCAGTACTACTGACGTCATAGATTCAATCGGAAGAAGACAACAAGCGAATTTTATAAATGAATCAAACTTATATAAATTGATTTTCCAAAGCAGAAAACCTGAGGCAGAAAGATTTGCTGATTGGGTTACATCAGAAGTGCTACCAACAATCAGAAAACATGGAGCGTACATGACGGAAACTGTCATTGAAAGAACTCTTACAGACCCAGACTATTTGATACAACTTGCAACGACTCTAAAAGAGGAAAAGCAAAGAAGAATTGCAGCCGAAGCAGAAAACGAAAGAAACAGACCTAAAGTTTTATTTTCTGACTCTTGCGAAGTTGCTGAGAACTCAATTCTTATAGGCGAATTTGCCAAGAGGTTAAAACAAAATGGTCTACCAAACATGGGGCAAAATAGGTTATTTGCTTTACTGAGAGACCAAGGTTATTTATGTAAGGGCGGAGAAAGAAGAAATCAGCCTACACAAAGATCTATGGAACAAGGACTTTTTGAAACTAAGGTAAGAGTAATTAACAACCCAGACGGAAGCACAAGGACAACTACAACTACCAAGATGACTGGTAAGGGACAGATTTACTTTACCAACAAGTTTTTAGGTGGGTGACATGAAAATAACTATGGACAAGAAAACATTGGAAGTCAAAAAAATCGAAGAAGATAAATCAGAAGAAATAAATGTAATGCCCGAATTAGGAAGAATACTTGCTAGAGCATTTTTAAAGGATTTTGAAAAAGAAAATGAAAGAAATAATCAAGCAGTTTAGGGAGTTAGCATCTACCAGAGATTTATGGCAAGTCTATAAAGATTTTTTAGAAGTCGTGGCAATATCAATTAGTAATGCTTGCGATAAAGACCAAGCAGCAGAAAGAGAGAAAAGGTATCTCGACATCATAAAGACTTACAGTCCAGAGCAAATCTGGAAAATATCCGACATCATGGGCCTTGTAGTCCTGGAGCTATCAAAAGAGCCGCAAGACGTATTAGGTAGAGTCTTTATGGAATTGGAGTTAGGCAATAAGTGGACAGGTCAAGTCTTTACACCTTTAAATCTTGCAGATTTATTGGCAAATGTAGCATTTGACGACAAAGAAATAAAAGAAAAAGGTTATATGACAGTGACTGACCCTGCGGTTGGTGGCGGAGTTACCATCATAGGACTTGTAAGAGCCATGCTAAGGCAAGGCTTAAACCCACAAAAGCAATTACTTGTTATATGCGGAGACTTAGACATCAAGGCAGTCCACATGACTTATATACAACTTAGTTTACTGGGGATCCCTGCGATAGTTAAAAATCAAGATGCTTTAACTTTAGAGACAATGTCTATTTGGTACACACCAACTTATATTTGGGATTTATGGAGGTTTAAAAAATGATAAAGGTTAACAGATTTAACTTATTTTTATTAATCAGAAGATTTATAGGAATACTGATCCTTGCGAAAGCCTTATACTTTATAAGTTTGATTTCAATTAAATTTGTATTTTGGTTTTTATACGCAGGCGTGGAAGTAATTGATAGTTTTTTTAAGTTTTTGGTGAGGTGATGAAATTGAAAGCAAATATAAGAACTGCGACAGGAATTTTAAGAGCATTTTTTGAGAAAAATAATATTGCCGATGGAGAAGATTTTGAAATACAAGATTATAGAAAATTTCTGGAAGATGAAAGGGAAGCTTATCGCAAAGAGTTTGGAGTTAAAGTTTTCCACGATTATGGGAAATTTTTAAAGTATGTAAAAAATAAGTATTTAAAGAGGAAGTAAGAATGAAAAAGAGCAAGAAAAAAGTCCCAGGTCGGCTAAAACTCAAGGACTAAAATAAATTAATATTTGCTCTTAGTATATCACAAGGAGTTAGAAAAATGAAAAAAATAGAATGTTTTGAAACTGAAGATGGAAAATTGTTTAAAACTTACGCAGATGCATTGATGCACGAAAAAGAAGAAGAAGTAAAAAATGATTTACGTTTAATCTTAAATGCAAGCATAATAACTGGCGATTTAATGAAAAAAAATGTTGGAGAAAACAAACTTTGTAACAATCCTATTGACGCACAAATCTTTAAAAAATTCTTAGTAAGTTATATGACAGAAGTCATGTTAAAGGACTTTGCAGCCTTTAAGTCTCTATTTGACGGAGGTTTATCATGCAAATAAAAATCAAAACTTTAAAGCTTAAAAACTTCAAGGGAATTAAAGACTTAACAATAGACTTTAAGGACACAGCTAATATTTATGGGGACAACGCAGTAGGCAAGACAACAATCTTCGATGCTTATTCCTGGTTACTTTGGGATAAGGACAGCCTTAACAGAAAAGACTTTGCAATAAAGCCTTATGACAAAAATGGAGAGGAAGTCCACAACTTAGAATCAGTAGTTGAAGGAGATTTTGTCTTTGACGACACAGATCTTACGCTTAAAAAAATCTATAAAGAAGTCTGGACTAAGAAGCGTGGATCTACACAGGCAGAATTTACTGGACACACTACTGACTACTATATCAACGCTGTCCCAGTTAAGAAAAAAGAGTACAACGAAAGAATTGAAAGTGTGTTGTCTGAAGATAATTTCAACTTGCTTTCAAATCCACTGTACTTTAACCAATTTTTGGTAAAGACAGAAAGAAGAGAAATACTTTTAAGCCTTATAGAAGATGTAAAGCCAGAGGATATTATCGCAAAGAATAAGGACTTAGAAGACTTAGACCTTGAAACTTATACAGTTGATGAATTAAAGAAAATCGCCAAGGATAGTGCCAGGAAAATAAACAAGGACATTGAGTCTATACCAGCAAGAATTGACGAATTAGACAAGTCAAAGATCCACGATATAGATTTTGATGCCTTAGAGTTTAGAAAGAGAAGCACACTTCCAGCAATAAAAGAGATTGACGAAAAGCTTGCAGATGCATCGAAAATGGCAGAGGGCATGACTGAGATAACAGAAAAAATTACTGCGTTACAAAAAGAAAAGTCTGACCTAGCAGAAAAGTATCAAAACAAATGCTTTGAAATAAATCTAAAAAATAAAAATGTATTGCTTGAAAAAGAACACGATAAATTAGCACTTGAAGAAGCGAAAAAGAATATAGAAAAGCTTAAAGATCTAGTTGAAAAGGCTAGGGAAGAATGGCAAGAAGTCCACAAAGAACAGTATCAAGGAGACTTTAAGTGTCCAACTTGCGGTCAAGACCTATTACCAGACCAAATAGAGAAAACGATGGCTAACTTCAACAAGAAAAAATCTGAAAAGTTAACAAACATAGAAGAAAAAGCGAAAGATTTAAAGATAAAAATTGAAGAGAGCGAAAAACTTATAGCAATCTATGAGGTAAAAGAATATAAGGAAGAAGACCTGCCAACTGAACCTATTAGACTACAAGAAATTGACAAGGAGCTTGACGAGGCTAAGGCAAAATTAAGTGATTTTTCTTTAGACAATAAAAAGGACTTACTAGAAAAGAAAGACTCCTTAAACGCAGATTTGGAAGAAATAAACAAAAAATTATCTCTACAAGGACAAAACGAAAAGATTGATGAAAGAATTAAAGAGTTGGAGTCTCGAGAAAAAGAACTTGCCAAATTATACGAAGAACAACAAAGAATTATTTATCTTTGCGAAGAGTACACAAAGGCTTATGTAGACCTAGTAAGCGACAAAATTAATGACAGTTTTGACCTGGTAAAATTTAAGCTTTTTGAAAATCAAATAAATGGCGGAATTACAGAAACTTGCGAAGCTACTTTTAAAGGAGTGCCTTACAGTGACTTAAACAATGCCGCAAAGATAAACGCAGGTCTTGATGTAATTAATAGCTTGTCAGACAAGCTTGATTTAAAAGTGCCAATATTTATAGACAACGCAGAAAGTGTAAACGAGTTAATCAAAACAGATACGCAGTTAGTAAGGTTAGTAGTTAGCAAGGATAAGGAGCTTAAAGTTGATTAAGGTTTTAGGTGCTTGGTGGTACAGCGGTAACATCGGAATTATAAAAGTCTTCAATGGATATGAAGTTAAGTATTACATCGGGACAGGCTATGGTCAAGATGAAAAAGAAGACATAGACAAAATTTTAAAGTGTGGAAGCAGGTTTTATCCAGAGGTTTTTGAGGTGGAAGAATGAGAGTATTTAGTTTACAAGATGAAAAATTTGAAGAAATGCAGATGAGTTTAAACGCATCAATTATCCATGTAGCAAAGAAAATAGCTGCTGGAGAATTTGAGCAAGGCGACATAACTCTTAAATTAAAAATAGGAACTGTATATGAACATAAAGAAGAGACAGTTTATAAGATGCCAGCTTTTAACTACAAGATAGGCACTAATCTACAAAAGAAATCAAGCCTAGACGGTGGCGATGCATACCAAGGCATGGAATTTAAAATTGATGACGGTGTTGTTGTCTTGGAAAAAGTGAAAAGTAATCAAATAGATATGTTAGATGAGGAGGACGAAGAAGAATGAAAAAACATTTAGTGATTAAGTATTTTGACACATACCCAGAAAATAAATTTTATTTTGACAGTAAAGAAAAAGCAGAAAAATTCCTTAGAGAAAAGAGGAAAAATAACACAGGATATTTAACAACATACGAATATAGAGGAATTGTTGAGGTGGAAGAATGAACAGCGTAAATTTAATTGGAAGATTAGTGAGAGATCCAGAGCTTAAATATAGCAAGTCAGGAATGGCTATTTTAAAGTTTACAGTTGCAGTAGATAGAAAACTAAGCAAAGACAAAAGAGAAGAAGCTGAAAGAAATAACCAACCTACAGCTGACTTTATCTCATGCACAGCCTTTGGTAAAACTGCCGAAGTAATTGCAAATTATCACAGCAAGGGAAGCCAAATTGCAGTAGAGGGAAGAATCCAAACTGGAAGCTACGAAAAAGACGGAAGGACTATTTATACAACTGATGTTTTAGTTAATAGCATCACTTTTGTAGGATCTAAAAATAATAATTCTGGTGGCGAAAATTACCAAAATAGTAATTCTGATGCTGATGGTTATAGTGACGAAGGTTTTTTCCCAGTAGATAATGACGATATACCATTTTAAGGAGGCAGGAAGATGAAAGTTAAAGATTTAATAATGAAATTAATTTATTGTGATCCAGAAGCAGAGGTTAAAGCTAGAACTTATAAAAGTGATAGCAGACATGCTGAAGTTTACAATCTGCGTATAAAAGATGTAGAGAATTATCCTAAAAATTTTGATTTGATTATAGATAGCCTAGATCATATTAAATTTAGTGAAAATACTATATTTGAGGAATTAGGAGAAAAGGTCCTTGATTGGGCAAAGGATAAAGATTTACTCCACGCAGATATTGCAGAAAAACAGTTTTTAAAATTTATGGAAGAGGTCTTCGAATTTAGAGATGAGTGGACTTTATATAAAGATGAATTTAGCTTTAACAACGGTTATGGAGAAATTGATGATAATTCTTATCTTTGTGAATTAGCAGATAAGATGATTTTAGAAATGGGCGATATTTTTGTAACTCTGATTATTTTATGCGAGCAATTAGAAATGGATCCAGTCGACTGCCTAGCTAGAGCTTACGAAAAAATCAAGGATAGAAAAGGAAAAACTATAAACGGAGTTTTCATGAAACAGGAAGATTTAAAAGGAGATTTAAAATGACAAACATACAAAAGCAAGAAAATAGGGCATTAAGTCCAGTAAACCAAATGAAGAATTTGCTTAAAAACCAAGGTATGCAAAACTTATTTGCTGATGCTTTAAAGGAAAATAAAGACAGGTTTTTAGCATCGATTATTGACCTATACAATGGCGATACTTCTTTGCAAGATTGTAACCCTAAAGAGGTTGTTATGGAGGCACTAAAAGCAGCTACTCTTAATTTGCCTATTAATAAAAATCTTGGCTACGCCTATATAGTGCCATACAACAGCAAAGGAACAACAAGGCCTCAATTCCAAATCGGCTATAAGGGATATATCCAAATGGCACAAAGAAGCGGACAATATAAGGCCTTAAACGCTGGAATTTTGTACGAGGGTATGGAAGTTAAAAGAGACTTTTTAAGAGGCACCTTTGAAATAATCGGAGAGCCTAAGTCTGATAAAGTTATGGGTTACTTTGCTTACTTCCAACTCTTAAATGGATATGAAAAAGCTATTTATATGACAAAGGACGAAGTTACAGAACACGCTGAAAGATACTCTCAATCTTACGGAAGTAAATATAGCCCATGGAAAAAACAATTTGATGAAATGGGACAAAAAACAGTAATTAAAAAACTTTTGAGCAAGTATGGAGTTTTGACAACAGAGTTCCAGGATGCAGTTAAGGAAGAGGAAGACAGAGAAGTTTTAAGAGCCACAGAAAACAACGCTATGCTTGAAATGACAAATCCAGACGAGGAAGAAGAAACTATTGAAGTTAATCCAGAAACTGGAGAAATTATTGAAGATGATGTAAAGGCACCATTTTAAGGGGGAATAGAAAATGATAGTAAGTGGATCACTTGGAATTTTATTTAACCCTGATACAGTTTATGCACTAGAAAACTCCGATGGTAAATATGACATAATTGTGGAAAATAAAGACTACACAGTTACACTCTATGAAAATTTATCTAAGTCAAGCGTAGAAAATATTATGCGTAGGATAACTTTCCAAATCGAATGTCAGGTATTTAAAGATGAAGATTGAAGTCATAGCCAGTGGTAGTTCTGGCAACTGTTACAAGATAAGTAATGAGGATACTACACTCTTGATTGAGTGTGGTATCCCTTATAAAAAAATCCAGGAAGCACTTAATTTTAAGACTACGGATATTGACGGTGTTTTGGTAAGTCATGAGCATGGAGACCACTCAAAAGCTTGTAAGAATTTGATAAAGGCTGGAGTAAACATATATATGACTAAAGGTACAAAGGAAGCTTTGAAGCTTGATAGTCATAGAGTCAAGGGTTTTAAAAACTTTGGAGATTCTTATTTTGATGTAGATATTGGGAGTTTTATTGTCAAACCTTTCAAGACAATTCACGATGCTAAAGAGCCAGTGGGATTCTTAATTTGCGACATCTTAGCAAAAGAAGAGTTAGTTTTTATAACAGACACTCAATATTCTATTTATAGTTTTAGTCCAGATTATTTTATGATGGAAGTTAATTATGACAAAGAAACTATTAATGACAATCCAGGTTTAAATGACAAACTAAGAGAGAGAATTAAAAAGAATCATATGTCTTTAGACACCGCTATTAATTTGCTGGAAAGAAGTGATTTATCAAGGCTTAAAAAGATATATGTTTTGCATTTATCAGATGCTAATTCTGATGCGAAACTTATTAAAGAGAGACTGCAAGAACTTACAGGTGTAGCTGTAGAAATTTGCTAGGTGGTGATAAGTATGGCAAGCCAAGGCTGGATAAGTGTCCATAGAAAAATTGAAGATGATTGGCTTTGGAAAGACAAGCCTTTTTCTAGGGGACAAGCCTGGGTGGACTTGTTGCTTATGGCCAATCATGAAGATAGTAAAATACTATTTAACGGAGAATTGATAGAAGTTAAACGAGGCCAGCGTATAACCTCTATAAAAAAGCTATGTGACAGGTGGGGCTGGTCAAATAAAAAGGTAAAAAGGTTTCTTGAGTTGCTCCAAGAAGATGACAAGATAGGGCTAGAAATTGCACCACGAAAAGCGACTACTATAACCATTGTAAATTACAGCTTATATCAAGATGAGGCACCAGCAAAAGCATCACGGAAGCACCAGAGAAGCATCACGGAAGCATCACAGAGGCACATAAACAATAATGATAATAATGATAATAATGATAATAATGATGATGATATAGAAAAACGACTTAATAAAATTAATAACCTGGTGGATAAAAAAGTATCATCATCACAGATCAAGAAATTTTTGAAGTCTAATAGTCTTGATGATCTCGATAAGCTTATAGTGAAAATTAAAGAGAGCGATTATTTAAAGAAAAACATTGATTTTAACAAGCTGGGCAAGAAGTTTATAAAGAAAGTATTTGATGATGAATATAAAACTTACGAAGAAGTAAACAAGAATACTTTTAAGAATTTTGAGCAAATAACGGATAATTACACAAGTGATGAACTAGAAGACATGGCAATGAGAAAGCAAAAGGAAGGTTTTAAAAGATTGGGGGTTGAGATATGAGTAAAAACTTATTTGGAGAAGAGCAATCTGAAAAAGAAGTACAGGACTTGATAAGGTCAGCGATTGCTCCCTATGCATCGATTTATAATACTACGACTGGAGTTTTTAAAATTGGATATGGGAAAAATGCTAGATGGGTTCGTACATTCCCGAACGGAACTCCAGATCTTATTGGATTTAGAAAGAAAGACGGGAAGTTTGTTTCTATAGAGGTTAAAAATGCTAAAGGACAATTAAGCGAAGACCAAAAAGAATATTTCAGGATTTACAGAAAGTTTCCAATTTTGACTGGTGTTGCAAGGTCTGTTGAAGATGCCTTTAATATTTTGGAGATACCTCTTTGGGGTTAGGAGTTGGAAGATGAGACCAAAAGACTACTTATCGCAGGTTAGACACTTGGAAAATGAGATTGACAGCAAGCTGAAATTGAAGGAAGATTTGAGGGCACGTGCTTTAAGTATTGGGAGCTTGGACACTAAGGAGAGGGTCCAAAGCTCTGGTGGTCTCAATTTTTCAGACTGGGTAGATAAAATCACTGACATGGAAAGAGAGATAGACAAAAAGATTGATGAGTTGGTTGATTTAAAGAAAAGAATAAATTCACAGATTGATAAGGTAGAGAATCCAATTCACAGAATAGTCTTAGTCAATCATTATCTACGAGACATGAGCTTAATGGAGATAGCGGCAGACTACAACTATAATTATGGCTATATAAAAAACATACATGGCCATGCACTACTGGAGTTTAAGGCGAAGAATCCAGAGGTGTTTAAATGATTGAACATCCCGAACTATTAGTGTCTGCAATTATTAAGAGGGCAGTATACGATTATAAAAATTATCCTAAGATGAGAGCAGAGATAAAGAGATTTATTAAGTCAGAATATTTTGTATCGATTACGGATTTAGATCCTGACGCTCTTTTAGAGGAGTTAGAAAGGCAGTGTAAAAAGATGTGACCTTTTTGACCGTCAAGCTGTGATATAGTTTAAAGTGGAGATAGAAAGATAAGTAATCACCTCCTTATTATTAATATAGATTGCACGAGCGAACGGATTGCCATTTAAAATATTTCATGTTCTTATCTTTCTAAGGTTAACATATACTATGTTATGTGTTGGGAAACTACATACACTTGATTAGGCTAGGGTGGGAAGCTGGTATGTTAAAGAAACTTTGTAAGTGTGGGAAGGCAATTCCTATTACTGACAAGATGTGTAAGGATTGCATGAGTAAGTATCATAAGTCTTATGACAAGTACAGTCGTGATAACCACAGCGTGTACACTGATAAGCGTTGGAGTGTTGTTAAGGATGTGTGTAAGTCCAAGGCTAATGGTATTGACTTATGGATCTACTACAAGACTGGTAAGATTGTTGAGGGTAGGTTGGCACACCACATCATTGAGGTGGCTGATGATTTGTCCAGGGCTTATGATGTTGGTAATCTTTTTTGGCTGACGGATAGGAGTCATCAAGAGATACACGCACTATATAACAGAGATGAGGACACAAAAAAGAAAACTCAACAATTATTATTCGAAATAAATAAAAATGGCACGGGGGTGGGTCAGAAAGTTTTAGGCGAGGTCTCAAAGACCAGCGCCCGATTCTTCTCGCGAGAAAATGCCAGAAACTAAAAATTTTAAGCTGCTAAAAAATTAAATTATACATTACTAAAAGATAAACAATAAAATGGTTTATCTTTTTTTGTTTGAAACGAGAGCAATCGAAAGTAAACCAAATTAAAACAAAAATAGAATGGCTATATTTCAAGGGTTAAAACTTAAATAATCGTGTGAAATAACCATAAATAAACCATAAATAAACCAAAATTAAAACGAGATTAAAACGAGATAAATGGAAAATACCGGACTAAGAATTTTTATAGTCTGGTATTTTTGAAATAACCGGACTAAGTGTGAAAGGTGGTGAAATTATGGCGAGACCAAGAAAGACGACTGCAACATCGACTGGAAAAATTGGAAAAGAAAAAATAAAAGAGAGACAGGAACAAGAAAACAAAATTAAACTGGATAACAAAAATCTTAAAGCACCTGCCTATCTTTCAGAAACTGCAAAATTGGAATTTACACGAGTGGTAGAAGAAGCAAGTAAAATTGATACACTTGATAACCTTGACCTATCCATACTTGCCATATACTGCAACGCTTATTCACAGTATTTGGAAGTTACAGAGGAGATCCAAAAAGCTGAGGAGTCATACAGGTATGTCACTGAAGACAATAAAATATCTCCTCTCATAAATGCTCAGGATAAGATCATCAAGCAAATAATGACTTGCTCCAGTAAGTTAGGACTTGCGACAACTGATAGACTTAAATTAATTGTCCCTAAGAAAGAAGAAAGCGAGACTAACAAGTACCTCAGGTATTTAGATGGATAGAGTTACAGAATATGCCAAGCTAGTAGTCAGCGGTAAAGTCTTAAAGGGACAAGCTGAAATTGACTGCTGTAAAAGGCACTTAAGGGACCTAGAGAGAAAAGATTTTGACTATATTTGGGATGTCGAACTATCCGAAAGAGCCATAAACATAGCCAATGAACTCACTATCCTAGAGGGAATGGAACCTGCCAAGTTAAAAACAAGGGGTTTCCAAAATTTTATAATTGGATCCCTACACGGCTGGAGAAAAAAGCGAAGCAAGAAGTTAAGATTTAGAGAAGCCTATGTACAAATGGGCAGACAAAATGGCAAGTCCTTTTTGTCAGGAACTGAAATCAATAATCGTGCTACTTTCTCAGGTTACCAAAAGGGTAAAATCTACTGTGCAGCTACTAAGCAAGACCAAGCTAACATTGTTTGGGACGAAGTAGAAAAATTTATAATTGCAGACGAGGAACTAGCTGAGCTATACAGAATTAGACGACATGAAAGAACAATTACATCAAAGATAACAGGGACTGAAATCAAGTCAGTTGGTAGAGATACCAAGTCTGCGGATGGTTTTAGGTCAATCTTGGCCATAATCGATGAATACCATGCTCACCCTAACAATCAAATGTATAAGCTTATGCTTGATGGTCAAATAAGCGTGGGAAGTCCACTAACCTTAGCTATAACAACGGCAGGTTTTAATATCAATAGTCCTTGTTATGAACAATACGAGCTTGCAAAGAAAGTCCTATCTGGTGTAGTAGAAAAGGAATCCCTATTTATCTACATTGCAGAGATGGACGAAGATGATGACATCTGGGACTATAAGAACTGGGCAAAGGCCAATCCACTCTTACTATGGAATGAGGACAATACCTACAACATGGAAAAGGTTAAGGATATGTCTGAAAAGGCCATAGATGCCAAGGAAAAAGGCGGTCAAGAGTTAATAAACTTTTTGACCAAGTCCTTAAATGTTTGGGTTAAGTATTCTGGAGCAGGATATGTTGACTTAGATAAGTTTAAAGAGTGTGAATCCGACTTAACCCTAGAAGATTTTAAGGGTCAAGAGTGCATACTTGGAATCGATTTGTCATCTGGTGGAGACTTAACCTCAATAGCCTTAGTCTTTAAATTTGGAGACTATTACTATGTTTATTCTCACTCTTTCATGCCGATTTTAAGGCTAGAGGAACACGAGAAAACAGACGAAGCACCTTACAGAATGTGGGCAAGACAAGGTTACTTGACCTTAACTGAGGGTGTTTTTGGACTAAAAACAGACTATAAATATATAATCAGTCACTTAAAAAAGCTAATTGAGGACTATAACTTAGTAATAACAGCCTGTGGTTATGATGGCCATAATGCCAATGCCTTTTTAGCTGACTTAGACTTTTTAAACTGTGACTTAGTGGAGATAGTCCAATCTGCCAAGTCCTTAAATGATGCCACTGTGGACTTGCAACTATCTATCCAAGCCCTACAAGTTAAGTATTATAAGCATAATGACCTACTTAAATGGTCCTTTGCTAATGCCAAGACAACGCAAAACTCCTTTGGAGAAATTAAGGTCATGAAAGAGACTAACACAGCAAGGATTGACTGTGTAGATGCTGTCATAGATGCTTGGAAGTTAGCAATGGCGATAGATAATACTGAGAGATATAACGCAGAAACAGACATAGAAGAATGGCTTGAAATCATGAGAGTCGATGAGAAAGGCGGTGAAGAAGATGGGAATAATTAAAAACTTTGGAAGAGCAGTTAAAAACACCTTTAGTTGGAAAAATGAGTCTGATGGCTGGGAAACCATAAACATCAGCACAGGGGAAAACATCGAAAGTCTAATCACAAAGGCAAATACATCAGAAATAACTTATTACATTTGCCTAAAGATCCTTAGTGAGTCCATAGGTAAGTTATCAATCCACCTTAAGGATGGAGAGGGAATAAAAATTACTGATAGCGATATAAACTATCTCTTAAAAGTAAGACCTAATCCCTTTATGAGTCCCACAGACTTTAAAACGCTTATGGAATTTAACCGAAACCACTATGGAAATGCCTATGCATTGATAGAAACAAGGGACAATAAAAGAGTGGCACTCCATCCACTAGACCCTAGAAAGGTTAAAGTAGTTGTTGACGATGGACATATCATAAGTCAAGTGACCAAGTATTATTACAAATACACTGATAAGGGTAGAGACTACTACTATCAAGACAAGGAAATTATCCACTTAAAGGGTGGACTGTCACGAGATGGAATAGTGGGAACATCAATTGCAGAGGAACTTGCAGGGACTATAAGGGGATCCATAGAAGCACAAAAGTATCTCAATGACTTATACTCAAGAGGGCTTACTGCCAATGCAATCCTTGAATACACTGGGGAACTTAACAAGGAAAAGAAAAAGGAACTTGTAAGGACTATAACAGAATTTGTAAGGGATAAGGACAACGGGAACATAGTGCCAATACCACTAGGAATGAAACTTACTCCACTAGACATCAAACTTACAGATGCACAATTTTTTGAACTTAGGAAGTTTACAGGCTTACAAATAGCCGCCGCATTTGGAATAAAACCAAACCAATTAAATAACTATGACAAGTCAAGTTACAACTCATCAGAGATGCAAAACTTGACTTTTTTAATTGACACACTCCTAGTTATCCTCAAAAAATACGAAGAAGAATTTGACTACAAACTTTTATTTGAAGATGAAATCAATAAGGGAGTACACACTGAATTTAACGTAGCGACTATTCTAAGAGGAGACTTGAAATCACAAGCAGAGGCTCTGCAAAAGTATGTAAGTGGTGGAATTTATACTCCAAACGAAGCAAGGGCTTACTCTGGTATGCCAAAGATTGATGGTGGAGATGTCCTTATGGTTAATGGTACTTATGTGCCAATTGATGATATAGGAAAAGCTTACAAGAAAGGTGGTGAGAAAAGTGATTAAAGTTAGAAATGATGCAGACAAAACTACAATTTTTGTAAGTGGTGATATAGTTGACGATGCTTGGAAAGGTTGGTCTTGGGGTGATGAGGTAGAAACCTACCCACAGGATATAAGAGACCTTTTAAAAGATGCCAAGAAAAACATCGATGTAGTTATATCATCTGGTGGTGGTGATCTCTTTGCAGGTATGGCAATAAGCAACATGCTACAAAGACACGAGGGACACACAAAAGCCATCATAGATGGACTTGCAGCATCTGCCGCATCGATTATAGCCTTTGGATGTGACGAAATTGAAATTCCATCAAATGCTTACTTAATGATTCATAAGCCTATGGTTGGAATCATGGGTAATTCTGATGACCTTTTAAAATGGGCAGACACCTTAGACGAACTCCAAAAGGGGCTTGTAGAAACCTACATGAGTAAAGCTGTTGAAGGTAAGACAGAAGAAGATATAAACAATTTAATAAACAAAGAAACTTGGCTCACTGGCAAATCTGCAAGTGAGATTTTTAATATCCAGGTTACAAACGCATCAACTGTGAAAAATGACTTTGGAACATCCGTCTTAAACTACAAGCACACTCCAAAGGAATTGATTAAAAACACAGACGATGATGATGAAGAAGAAAGAAAGCTTAAAGAAATTGAAATCACTATGGCGATGAACTAAAGAAAAGAGGTAAAAAATGTTAAAAAGCGTAGAAATTAAAAACAAAATCGTAAATATCAAAAACGATATGAAAGCTCTACAAGAGCAAGGAAAAGTCGACGAAGCACACGCAAAAATCGAACTTTTAAATCAAGCAAGAAAAGAACTTGATCTAGCACTTGAAGAAGAAAAAGAAGAATTTAAAAACATCGTGGAAAATGGCAAAGAAGTAGGAACTCCTAAGGCTAAAATTGATGTAAACAAGGTATTTAACAAGCTTGTTATGGGCAAACCTGTAACAGATGCAGAAATGGAAGTATATAATCTTGCATCTACTGGTCAAATCGAACACAATCCAGAAAAAGGTGGATACTTAGTACCAGAAGAACAAGGAAAAACACTAAAGGAATTTAGAAGAAACAAGGTGTCTCTTAAAGACCTATGTAATGTAGTGCCAGTAACTACTATGTCTGGTAAATTTCCAGTAGCTAAAGACCAAAAAGGCAAGCTAGTTGAGTTTGACGAATTATCAGAAATCGGACAAACTGACCTTACATTTGCTCAACAATCTTGGGAAGTTAAGGACTACGGAGATATTATCCCAGTATCTAACACACTTTTAGAAGATACAACATTCCCACTTATTGAAATCATCGGAAACAACTTTACAACAAAATCTGTAAACACAGAAAATGCAAAAATCTTAGAACTTTTAAAGACTGCTAAGACTAAAGTTGCTGGTAAGGACTACAAGGACATCAAGACAATCCTAAATGTTAAGTTAGATCCTGCAATTGCTAACACAACAGTAATTGTTACAAATCAATCAGGTTTTGACTACCTTGACAAGTTAGAAGATGGCAACAAGAGACCAATCTTAACTACTGATTTGACACAACCTACTCAAAAGCTATTTAAAGGCAAGAGAATTGTTGTATTAGCTGATGAGTTACTACCACAAGATGCTAAGAAATACCCTTTCTACATCGGCGATTTTGCGGAATTTGTTAACTTCTACGACAGAAAGGGAGTAGAAATTGCAAGATCCACTGAAGCTGGATTTACAAAAAATGCAACTCTACTAAGAGCAATTGAAAGATTTGACGTAAAAGTAGTTGACGACGAAGCAGTTATCTACCTAACAATCCCAGAAACTACAGTTGCCTAAGCAAAAAGGGGGTAAATTATGACCCTTGAAGATGTAAAAAATTATCTGCGAGTGACTTACGATGATGATGACGGCTATCTGACTAACTTAATGCAGGTAGCCGAAGATTATCTCGTAGCTGGAGTAACTGATTATCTCAAGAAAAAGGAAAATGACCACTTTAAAGCGAGGGCTGAAATAGTCAAGCTTGTAATCATACAAAATCTATATGATGAGAGGTATATGATGGGGCAAAACCTTGAAATGAATTACATCGTAAGAAGTATGATAACTCAATTAGAGTATGGTGATGCAAATGTATAACCCAGGAAGAAACCGAGTAAAAGTTGAATTTTATGACAGGTCAGAAACGGAAGATGTCTTAAACTATGTAGGAGAATATGAACAAAAACCTAAGCTTATATGCAAGGATTGGGTGGAACTCATACCTACAACCGGAAGAGAATTTTTGCAGAACAGAAAATCTGAAAGTGAAATGACTTATAGATTTAAGATGCGAAAGAGAAATGACATCGAGGTTAATGACTATGTAGAATTTAACGGAATTAGGGCAGAAATCATCTACATCGCACCCTTTATTGAGCCTACTATCCAAAATAGGTATATGGAAGTGGTGGTCCTATGGCACAGTTAACAGAAATTAAAGGACTGGATAAGTTTGCGGACAAATTAAAACTCTTAGAGAAAAAAGCACCAGGCTTAATCATAGATAGGTATGACAAGCTTGGAAGAAAAGTTGTAAAAGAGTTAAAGTCCGCCACTCCAGTATCTAACATTGCCAAAAAACCTAGTCAAAGGTTAAAAGGCAAGTGGACTGCTGAGCCAACCACTAAAGAACAAGGGGTCTACGTCAAAAGAATTAGGAACAAGTCACCTATTTTTGGAGTAGTGGAAAGAGGACACCGAGTCGGAAGACGAGGCAATCCAAAAGAGAAAAAAGGCAAGGACTATGTAGAGGGTAAATTTTTCTACAAGAAGAAGATGGACCAGTTAGGTCCAGAAATAATCGCAGACCAAGAAAAAATGATAGACGAACTCTTTGACGAGGTGTTTGGATGATAAAAGGAAAAGACCTCAAAAGAGGTATCACAAAGAAGATCCACGAGAATTTTAAGGAAAAAGTATTAAATAGTGAGGCACAACAAGACTTTAAAGAGTCTTATTTTTTTGTCTACTTTGAAACTTTTGAGAGGGAATCCTACTCAAATACTAACGATTATGTCAACTATGGAGTAGTAGTCCAGTACCAAAAGGCAGACAAAAACTCACTTATGGAAATAGGGGATAAACTCTCTGAAATCTTTAATTACAGCTTAAAAATTAATGATCTATACCTACTAATTACCAATAACTCTTGGTATATAGAGGACAATGCCCTATTTTTCACTTTTGAACTTGGATTTTATGTGGATAAATTGAAAAAAGACATTAATTACGAATTAATGCAAGAACTATATATGAAATATGAAAGGAGAGATATAAATGGCTAAATTAGGCTTACCATATCTACACATACGCTTTATTGAACAAGGAACTGCCAGAATTGGTAGAAGTGTAAGAGGTATTGTTGCTCTAGTCCTCCAAGAAAAGCAAATGAAGGGGACTTATGACATCTATACGGCATCTGACATACCTAAGGACCTATCTGAAAAGAACAGAGAACAAGTTGAGTTGGCACTTATGGGATATCAAAAAACACCTAAAAAACTAATTGTCGTAGTAGAACAATCTGAAACTGCTGACAAACCTAAGTTTGACGTAACAACAGAAGCATTTAAAATGCTTGAAACACTAAGATGGGACTATCTTGCAGTGCCTTTTGCAGATGAGACTGACAGTGAAAAGATTGCAACTTGGATAAAGACACTTAATGACAATAAGGATAAGAGATGTAAATTTGTTGCAGCTAACGTCAACGCTGACAACAAGAAAATCATCAACTTTACAATGCCAAGTGTTAGCACTAGAGAAAAAGAATATAAGACAAATGAGTACACATCAAGAATTGCAGGTCTTATAGCAGGTACACCAATGCAAATTGCTTGTACTTATGCACCACTACCAGAACTAAAGGCTTGTACTCACTACACACAAGAAGAGATAGGTCAAAGGATTGGCAAGGGTGAATTTGTACTTTTAAATGACGGCGAAAAAATCAAGGTAGCAAGAGGAGTTAACTCTCTTGTAACTACAAGCCAAATCGAGGGAGAATCCTTTAGAAAAATCAAGATTGTAGACATCATGGATGCTATGGCTGACGATATCCAATGGGCGGCACAAGACTCTTATATTGGTAAGTATCCCAATGACATTGACAGCAAGACAAGACTTTTATCCGCAATTAAGGGCTATATGGAAGTCCTTGAAAATGATGGGTTACTAGCTAAAGGCTCATCTCACGTAGAAATCAACATCGAAGCACAAAAAGCTTTCTTGAAGTCAATAGCTTACGAAACTGTTGATGGAAGAAATGTTGATGAAATGGATCTTAAGGAAATCAAGGAAGCCGACACTAAAGATAAGGTATTTATCAAGGCTTACTGTAAAATCCTTGATGCCATCGAAGAAATCGAACTTGATGTAGTAATTTAAGGGGTGGAAATATGATAAGAGATATACAAGACGAACAAGTCATCAATGGTACTTTTGGGGAAGTATGGATAGATGACACTTACCTAGCTACCCTTACAAAGTTTGAAGCTAAGGTAGCTATGACAAATGGCGATATTTTAAGACCTAGAGACCTTTGGAAGGGGAAAAAACTCCTAGAACTTGAAGGCTCTGGATCACTTACAATGGGAAAATACTCATCAATTGGGATCCAACTAATGCACACTAAGTTGTCACAAGGTAGAACACCAGTTGTAAAAATTATGGGTAAATTAGATGACCCAACTGCTTTAGGTGCAGAAAGAATAATGCTTAAAAATGTAACATTTACAGAATTGACATTATTTGACTTCGAACATGCTAAGGCTTTGGAAGAAACTATCCCATTTAACTTTAGACACTACGAACTATATGACTTTATAGAGGAGTGATGAGATGAACGCAGTAGAAAAATTAATGCAATTTGATGCTGGCAAGGTGCAAATGCCAAGAGGCGAAAAGAAAATAAGACTAAATAAATTGGGTGGGGAAGAATTTATTTTCCCTATCCAAGCCTTAGATCCTGCCCTTGCAGGAGAAATCTCTGAAAACATGATGGATATAACAATGCGTAAGGGCAATAGTGCCAAGGTTAATCTTATTAAATACCAAGCACAATTAAGAACTATTGTAGAGGGTTGTCCTGATGTATTTAAAAACCAAGACCTACAAAAGAGGTTTGGGGCAAAAACACCTAATGAACTTGTAGAAAAGCTTATGCTATCAGGCGAAATGGACACTCTATCTGAAGCAATAGAAGATTTATCTGGATATGAGGATGAAGAAAGTAAAGTAAAAAACTCATAGACTCCAATCCACACGTGCAGACTGCTTATTGGCTGTACAAAGAAAAGGGTTGGAGTCCCTATAAATACCTTAAGATGCCCTATGGAGAAAAAATAATCACTAGGGCATTTTTTCTAAGGGAGATAGAAGAGTTAGAAAAAGAACAAAAGGAATTGGAGGACTTATATGGCAAAAAGTAGAATATTTGATGCAACTTTGCGACTTGTAGACAAGTTTTCCAAGCCTCTTGAAGTTATGGAAGGGCATCTAAATAAGTTTCAAAAACACTATAAACAAACTGCTGAAGGGTTGTGGGCGACAGGTAAAAGCCTTAATAGCCTTGGAAAAACCATGACTAAGTATGTTACTGCTCCCATAGTTGCAGTTGGTGCCTTAAGTACAAAAGCATGGAAAGAAGTAGACGATGCACTTGACACCATAGCAACAAAAACTGGTGCAACTGGGAAAGACATGAAAGCCTTTGAGGGGACTTTTAAAAACTTAGCCAATAAGGTGCCAGCAGACCTCCAAGAAATAGGAGATGCAGTTGGGGAAGTAAATACCCAATTTGGACTTACAGGCAAAGCCTTAGAGGGTGCCTCTGAATATATGATTAAGTTTGCTAAAATCAACGGGCAGGATATCACACAAGCATCAGTCCAAGCTAAGCAAGCTATGGATTCCTATGGACTTGAAGCTAAAGACTTAAACAAGGTCCTAGATGCAGTTACAGCAACTGCTCAGGCTACTGGGCAAGGAACAGATAAGTTATTTGAATCATTGACTAAGTCGGCACCTCAATTAAAGGCTATGGGAATAGGAGTCGAACAAGCAACAGCTTTACTTGGTGGGTTAGAAAAGGCAGGTATTGACACCAGCAAGACTATGTCCTATATGTCGAGGGCTCAGGTTGCCTTTGCAAAAGATGGACTTAGCATGAATGAGGGGTTAAAGAAATTACAAAAAGAACTCCAAGGGGCTAAATCTGAAACGGATAAAGTAAACATCGCCTCGGAATATTTTGGAAGGCGAGGAGCAACCTTTATGCTTGATGCAATAAACAGAGGTGCTTTAGATTTTGACTCTTTCGCTGATGCGGTTAAAAATGCCCAGGGAGTTGTGGGGAGAACCTTTGACGAAACCCAAGACCCAATAGACAACTTTAAAAAATTATTTAATGGTTTGAAAATGGCAGGGGCTGACCTCTTTAATGCCTCAGCAGGTATCTGGGGACCACTCCTAGAAAAAGCCATTGGCAAGGTACAAAAGCTTACTGATTGGTTTACAAATCTATCTGACACACAAAAACAAAATATTGTTAAGTGGCTAGGTATGGCGGCGGCAGTTGGTCCTATAATACTTGGGTTTAGCAAGGTGTTTTTTATAGCAGGTAAAATAAATTATAGACTTCTTGATTTTTCCAAAGCGGTTAGTAAAGCGGGAAGCATAACTAAGTGGTTCGGTCAAAGTGGTTTTGGAATAATGTTTAAAAGCTTTGGCAAGTTTGGAAAAGTGCTAGGCAAAGGAGCCTTAGGACTTGGTAAATTTGTCATAGGACTTGGACCAGTAGGCTGGGCAATAATGGCTGTTGTTGCGGCAATAGCGTTATTAATTGCCAACTGGAAAAAGGTTAAACCAGTAGTTACCAAGGTTATAAATGCAGTAGTGCAAAGTTTTAATCACTTTAAAGAGGTCGCAGGTAACGTATTTAATCACGTTGTAGAAGTCATAAAAGGATTTATTGATGGTGCAAAGAACCTATTTAATAGCATCATCTCTTTTATAACTGGTACTTTTCTAGGTGCTTGGAACAGTGCTTGGACTGGTGTAGTTGGTGCTTTTAAAACTATCTTTGGTGGAGTTAAAAGTTTTGTAAAAACTGTCATGAGTGGAGTTATAGATTTTATCAACCGTGGTATTGGTGGACTTAATAAAATCCAAGTGCCTGACTGGGTACCTATAGCAGGTGGTAAGGGAATCAATATCCCTCTAATACCTCAACTAGCGAAAGGTACTAACTTCTGGAAGGGCGGACTTGTACAAGTCCACGAAAGAGGCGGAGAAATTGTTGACTTGCCAAGAGGCTCTAGGGTAATGCCACATGATAAGTCAGTGGCAGAAGCCTACAAGATGGGCAATACCAAGAACAACAATGTCAACATAACAATCCCTAAGATAGCTGACCAAGTTGTAGTAAGGGAAGATGCCGACATAGACAGGATAGTTAATGGAATAGCAAATAAATTAAAAATTGCTAAACAAAATAGGATTGGGGGCTTAACTTAATATGGAAGTATGGTTAACACATCAAGGTGAGAGGTTGAGGCTCCCAATCACTCCCTTTTATAACATCGAGGAGCCGCAAAATAATAATACCGAGACCTTAAACGAGGTAGGAACTGTAAATCTCAAAGGTAAAAAAGGTCTTAGAAGTCTTACGATTGAGAGTTTTTTCCCAAGTAAAGAATATGATTTTTTGGAGTCTAGTGACGTTGTCCTAGACCCATTTTATTATGACGACAAAATCAGAAATTGGGCAAACTCTGACGAGCCTATAAGACTAATAATCACAGAAACACCACACAATTTTGAAGTCTTAATTGATAGCTATACCAGTGGAGAGCAAGACGGAACAGGGGATGTCTATTACAGCCTTGCACTTAGTGAGTATGTAAGAATAGAAGCCACAGAGTATGAGCCACCAGAAATTAAAAGGACAATAAAGGCAAATGACATTAAAAGATTTGCTGGAGTAGTAGCACCGACTGCGGCACTTTTGACAATTGGGAAATACGACACAGTTTGGTCTCTAGGTAAAAAAATCACTGGTAATGGTAAAAATGGCAAGCAACTCCTAAAACAAAGTGGTCTTAAAAAATTAATTGCTGGGAAAGGTATCAAGCTATGAAACTAATACTTAATGGCAAGGATATTTCCCAATTTTATAACGAGATCACTTGGGGTGGAGATAAAGGACAAGCTGCAAGACAATTAGACTTTGGAGTTGTCGTAAGTGGCACGGACAAAAACCTACCAAAAATCACAGTCCCGATGAACGAAAAGGTCCAACTTATTAATAACGACGGAAAGGTACTCTTTGACGGATTTGTTTTTAGCAAAGAAAAATCTATAGACAATAACATTATGTCTGTAACCTGTCTTGATAAGCTGATACTTGCTAACAAGAGCAAGGGAACTTTTAACTTTGAGAAAAAAACACCTGATGCCATAGCAAGAGAAGCTTTTGGATCCATAGGACTTAGTGTAGGCAAGGCAGAAAGTGGAAGCCCAATAGACAGGAAATTTGACCTTGAAACAATCTATAATATAGTCTTTACAGCCTACAAGATGGAAAATGAAAAGACAGGCAAGCCTTATATGATACGCATGAATAACGGAGCAGTTGACATAGTAGAGCAAGGTAAAATTGTTGCCAAGTATGTCCTTGATGGAAAAAGCAATCTCTATAATGCAACATACGGAGAAAACTCTGAAAATGTGGTTTCTAAAGTCAAAATGTTTGACACGGAAGGAAAACAAATAGGCGAGGTTACTAATGATGTGGAAGGTGGAATTGTAGAAGTCTACCGCCAAGAAAAAGACGAGGACCCAGAAGCAAGAGCCAAGGGAATGTTAAAGGACATTGAAAGGACTGCAAGTGTAAGAGTCAAAGGGGACTTTGACCTTATAACAGGTAATGCAGTCATCATCAAAGAGCCTTTTACAGGTCTTAATGGTAAATTTTACATCATATCCGATAAGCACACCTTTGCAAATAACTATCATGTAGTGGATTTGGAACTATCCTATGACAATGTTATGGAGGACATCGACACGTCCCAAGAATCTGAAGAAGATGTGACAGAAAGTGCATCAAGTGTAAAAGTTAGTGGATCCACAGGACAAAAAGCAATCCAAATAGGAGAGTCAATCAAAGGAACTCACTATAAGTGGGGTGGAACGAACCCTAAGACTGGAGTGGATTGCTCTGGTTTCGTAACATGGGCATATAATAAAGCAGGGGCAAATCTACCAAGTAGAATTACATCGGCAGGAATAAGGAGTAACCCTAAGGCTTTAGGCTTTAAAGAGATACCTTTTAACGAGCGACAGCCTGGGGACGTCCTCTGGCAAAAAGGACACGTAGCCATGCAGTATGATGCCACAAGGATAATAGAGTCTGGTGGAGTTAGCAAAAGGATTCTGGGATATAGTGGAGTATGTATAAGTAATCAAAAAGGCAGGACCTTTTCCAAGGCTTATAGATATGTAGGGGGTTAAGATGCAGGAAAAACAAAATGGTGCACAAGAAATTGTAAATTTATTTGACCCTAGTCCCGAAATAGAGGTTTTACCCTACTGTGAGACTGGAGAGGTCATAAGTCCACTACCTGACTTAGTAGTTAAGGTTAGGGACATCGACTACAAGAAAAACAACATCAAACTTGACGAATATTGGGTTAAGGGTCATACAAGGGAAATAGAGATCCCTATGACTCAACTAACTGGCAGTGACAGCAGGGGAGATTCCCACGTGCAAGGTAGCTTTCCAAAGGCAAAAATCATCTTTAAGGACGAGTTAAAAGCTGGGGACTTGGTAGCTTGCTTACAGTCCAAGGACAAGCAAACCCTCTATGTAATTTATAAGATAGCGAGGTGGTAAGTATGGCAGATTTTTATCCTTTTATGGATCCACAGCTAGTCAAAGAAAATTTTATAGAAGTGCCAATAGCTAAGGAATATGCTTACGATATGGACACAGCAAGTTTTAAGACAAAGGACGGGAAGATGTACTTTGTCTATGAAAACGAGGCTTTAAAGGTTAAACTTTGGAAACTCTTTATGAGTGAGAGGTATCGTTGGGTAGTCTTTCCATGGTCCTATGGCCATGAGTTAGAAACCTTAATAGGTCAAGCCTATACTCAAGGGTATGTAAATTCAGAGGCAGAAAGATTTGTAAAAGAAGCAATCAAAAGAGCCTTGGAAGATTACATCATAAGGCTGGAAGAATTTAGAGTTAAGTTTGAGGAAGGAACTCTATATATAGATTTTAGAGCCATAACAATTTATGGAAAATTAGAAATAAACAATCTAAGTATTAGGAGGTGAGTAAATGCAAGAAAAAACGCAAGAAGAATTTTTACAATCGATGCTTAGTAATCTAAGTAACACTGAGGACAAGACTCCTAATAGCTTTTCTTATGACATCTTATCGGCGGCGGCTATTGTTTTTGAGGACTTCCAAAGGGTTATCCTGGAACTATTTAAAAAGTTTGACGTTATGAATCTCGAGGACGAGGAACTTGATGCAAGGGTCTTACAGATAGCAGGTATCAAAAGGAAACAAGCCACACAGTCCATTGGGGAAGTAACAGTAACTGGAACCCCTAATACTGTCATACCAAAAGACACGGTATTTTTAGCAGGTGGTATCGAATTTACAATTGACCAAGACTATACAATACCTGATACAGGTAACATCACGGTTAAGGTTAAGTCTGTAACTTATGGTGGAGATGCCAATGTCTTACCTAATGCCATAGATAAATCCGATCCTCAAATAGTGGGAGTGGACAACATATCAAATGCCAAGGAAATTATGAACGGCTACGACCAAGAAACTGACGATGACTTAAGAGAAAGATACCTGGAGAAATTACTCCACCCACCAAAGGCTGGCAATCCTGCCCACTATAAACTATGGGCAACGGAAGTTGACGGAATTTGGAACGCTAAGGTCTTTAGGACTTGGCAAGGTGGCGGAACTGTCAAGGTCGTTGTGATTGGTCTTGATAGAAAAGCTGTGGGAAGTGATCTCATAGAAAAGGTCAAGAAGCATATCCTGGAAGAAGCTCCTATAAGATATGAGAGCCTAACGGTTGAGAGTGCGACGACTAAAAAAGTAAAAGTCGATGTAAAAATTAAACTCACTCAAAACGCAAACCTAATTGAGGTTAAGGAAGAAATAAAAAACAGGATAGAGAAATACTTTTATAGTATATCCTTTAAGGAAAATAAAATTTCTTATGCCAAGGTGGGAGCTGAAATACTTAAAGTCCCTGGAGTTGCTGACTATGACAACTTAAAGCTTAATGGCAGTATGGGAAATGTAGTTATGAAAGAAACTGAAGTGCCAGAAATAGAAAGCTTGGGGGTGACAACAAATGAATAATATGCAAATGGTTGAAAAGAATAGGGTCTTAAAAGAAAGTCTTATAACAAGGAAAGTCTACTGTGCCTTAGAAAACACAGAGGAAGTTAAAGCAGGATCTTATAAGAGGGTTGCTGTATCTTTTACAGAGCCGTCCAATGGGCAAGTGCAAAACTCTAAGGATATTGAATTTCCCATTGCCCAAGAGGACTGGGGCAACATAACAAAGATTAGTCTCTATGATGCTCTAAGTGGTGGTAACAAGATTTGGGAGGGGATTCCCGAAGTAGTTAAGTCCATAGGGGTAGCAAGTCAGTACAAGATACCTAGAGGCTATATGATTATAAGGTTGAGATAGTATGAGCAAGATAATTTTTGAGTCCTCTTATGGGACAGTCAAAAAAAGGACCTGGTCTAGTTTAAGGGGTAACCAGTGGCAAGACTTTGCCCTGGTACTTATGGAGATGGATCAGGAATTAGAAGCCAAGGGAATAAAAGTTGATAGAGGTAAGGTTGGAATGGAGACAGACACAGAAATGAGTGATGTCTCTATTTTAGTGTCAGAACTTATGACCAAGACCTTAGTGCTTGAAGAAGAAACGGACATGCAGGTAGCGATTTTTGTATCTGCTATTAATTTCTTTGAAATGCTAATCTACTTTTTACCTTGGTATGACAAGATAAATCCAACTTTTATAAATCTTTGCAAGGTCCTTGATGTATCTTACCGATACATGGAAGAGCAAGTAGCAAGGGTTGACAGAAATCTTGATCTTGATAGTGCCATAGAGATGCTACCTTACTTTGAGGAGCGACTTGGTATAAGGACAGACCCTGACATATCCTACAAGCAAAGGAGAAGGCAGATACAGGCAGTCCTAAATCTTATGCACAAACAGACAGACGAGGAAGCTATAAAAGGCTTATGTAGTGCCTTTTCTAATAATGATGCAGGGGTTGAGGTTTTAAAAACAGAAAATCCTTATGTCTTTGAAATACGCTTTGTGGCAAATGGCTTACCTAATAATCTTGATGAGTTTGAGAGGATGCTTAGAATTAATATGCCAGCAGACCTGGACTGGAAATTTACTTACACTCAAAGGACTTGGAAGGAAGCTACAAAAGATATAAGATGGCGAGATTTAGAGCCAATAAGTTGGAACAAATTTAATGAGTACAAGGGGTGATATAGGTGCAAAAAACAAAAAATTATAATTTAAACAAGCCAGATCCAGATGATTATGTAATCGTAGGTGACTTGAACTTCAACATGGACGAGATTGACAAGCTGATAAAGGCTGTCAACGATGCCCTTGATGTATTGAATACAGACGGGGTCAACTTGATGGATCTTTTAAAGAAAAAGGCAGACCTTGACGACAAGGGTAAAGTCCTTGTAAGTCAACTACCTGACCTTGATATCTACAAAGATGTCTTGATGTATGGGGCAAGAGGTAATTTCCCATCTACTGGGAATGTCAAAAAACTCTATGTTGATAAATCTGGAAGTAAGATTTACAGATGGACTGGGTCTACTTATGTGGAGATATCTCCTCAACTTAAGATAGGAGAGGTCAAGGACACCGCCTTTGATGGTGCCAGGGGCAAGGCTTTAGAAGATGCCATGAAACAGAGATACACAAAAAAAGAAGTTGATAGCCTCTTAGATGCTTATAAAAAACAAATAATAGAAGAAATACACAGTGACATTATAGAGCAAATACTTGCTTTTAGTTAAGGAGTGATAATATGAAATATAAAAGAGCGATAAACTTATCTTTAACAGAACACGAAACAGTAACAGTCCCAGACGACGAAATTTGGAGTGTTGTAATTTTTAAACCCGCAAAAGGAGACAATATATGGGGAAATTTTAAAATAATATCAGATGCCTTTGACCAGACTAATAATCTTACAAGTGCAGCAGGCACACCGTTTAGAATGGGGGGGGGGACAGTTTTTAAGTTATATTCTGGTGGGCCTGTACCAGTTGTTGGGTTGGCTTTTAGCATCAAATAAAAACTCAGCTAAGGAGGTGTCCTTAGCATGAAACTAAAAAGAACAATTGCAGCAGCGATGAAAAAAAATGAAAAAATAAAAGTACCAGACGGAGAATTATGGGTCGGATACCTTGATAACAACATGATAGTAGAGATTGTAGGGGCAGGAACACCGGGAGTTGCTCACCATGGATATGGTTTCGAATTAGCAAACGTAGGAGCGTTGGTTAATAAGGAAGGAAAGCCCGATATTGGCAGAACTAAAAGGTTTTATGCAACTCCTGGGTCTCAAATTACTGCATATTACTACAATTCTTATTCCGGAACATTTGCCTTTACTTGCCTGGTATTTGATATTTCTGAGGAGGTAAAGAATGTATAAAATCATACAAAGTGGTTGTGAAATATTATGGGAGCCACTAGATAAAAATTTAGGTTTTAAAATCGTGGAAGAAGTTACAGGCAAAAAGGGAACTGTTGAAAATCCTGTAATAGTAACGGAAGAAGAAAGGGAAGAAATTAACAGGTTATACGCTGAAAGAAACAACGACCCAGTAGAGAAACCTAAAGAGGAAGATGAGCCAGATGCAGCAAAAAAGATTGAAAAAGAATTAGAAGAATTTAAAATTCAATCCGCCATGGCACAAGCTGAAATTTATGAAAAATTAGAAAGTGATAAACTTGCAGTTATGACTGCACTTGCAGAAACTTATGAAGCAAATTTAGGAGGTAAATAAGATGGTAGCAGTATATGTATATCTAATCAAAATGGGAAAAAGAACAATCGACCAAGTACCAACAATTTTAAGAGAAGAAGTTGAAAAGGCTCTTGAAAATGAAAAATAAAATAGGCTTAGTAGTAGCACTCTTTGGGAGTGTTTTTTTAATACTAAAATTTATGTGGAGAGGGGGTGTAGAAATGGACGTAGTATATGCAACACTAATCATTCATGGCAAAAGAACTTTTGCACAAGTGCCTATGTGCCTAAAAGAAAGAACTAGAAAGTGTCTTGAAGATTTAGGAATGGGAGAACTTGCAAAGGAAGAAGCATAATAATTTGGGAGGCTTAGTCCTCCCTTAAATTTTTGTAAAAGAGGGTGACATATGGAGTATAAGACAATAGAAGAACTTTATACATCTTTAGGGGTTGCAGGAGCCATTATCGTGGTTTTCCTCGGAGTCTTTGTGTATACAATTGTACAAAACGACAAGAGAAGAAGCCAAGAAATGAAGGAAATAACTGACACTCTGAAACAACTAATACTGGACAATCAAATACTAAACACTGCAATAGATAAACTATCTGAAGCTACAAAAGAAGTTGCAACAACTAACAGAATTGTAGCTGATACAGTTAGTAAGGTTGATTATTACAACCGAGAACTCCACAAAAAACTAGATAAACATGACGATAAAGCAGATAAAATTTTAGATGAATTAAGAAAGTAAGGCGGCTTTAGAAGCTGCCTTTTATTATGTAATAAAGGAGTTGATAAAATGATAAAAATAATGCTAGACCCTGGACATGGCGGTGGACCTGCACATAACAGAGGTTTTAAACAGGTTGATAATCTACCCTATTGTAATGAGGGAGATTGCAACTTTATCTATGCTAGGGATTTTTTAAAGCCTGCACTTGAGAAGTATGGTTTTAAAGTTGATATGACTAGAAGCGATATCTGGCAAAATCCAAGTCTTAAAACCAGAGGATTTATGGCAAGAGGTTATGACTTGCTTTTATCAGTCCACAGTAATGCGGCTGGAGGCAATGTAAGAGGTGTGGAAGTCTGGGACTCTACAAACCCTAAGGAGTCTTGCAAGGTCCTTGGGGATAAGATTTGTGCTTATGTGTCTAGTGCTTTAGGTACTCCAAATCGTGGCACAAAATACAGGCGAAATAACAATGGATCTAATTATTATGGAATATTAAGACTTGGTTATGCTAAGAAAAATATGATAGTTGAGCATGTTTTTCATGACAATTTACAAGATGCGACTATTTATCGTAAAAATCTTGATAAGACAGCAAATGCAGTAGCAAAAGCCATAGCAGAGTTTTACGGACTTGCAGAAAAAACTGGAGAAGTTAAAAATCCACCAGTTGAACTTACTGAAGAAAAATTTATCCAGTCTATAGTTGATAGCCTTAAAGGACAAAAACTTAATATTTTGCCGTCTGTGACTATTGCACAAGCTATCTTAGAAAGTAACTGGGGTAAGTCCTCACTTGCGAAGGAAGCATGTAATTTATTTGGAATTAAGGCATCTAAGGACTGGACTGGGGAAGTCTACAAGAAACAAACCAAGGAACAAAAACCAAATGGAGAGGTCTATACAATTACCGCTGTCTTTAGAAAGTATGGATCCTTTTTAGAATCTATTAAAGATCACGATAAGTTTTTTGTATCAACACCTTGGAGAAGGGAAAATTATAGAAAAGTCTTAGAAGCTAAAAATTATAAAACGCAAGCACTTGCTCTTAGAGAGTGTGGATATGCTACAGATTTAAATTATGGCCATAAATTAATTCAACTTATAGAGAGATTAGGCTTGCAACAATACGACAAAGGAGTGGGAAAAATCGTGACTAGAGATAACACAGTCCCATCAGATTGGGCTAAGGAAGACTGGGAATGGGGCAAGGAAAAAGGAATTACTGACGGAAGTAACCCTGGTGGTGTTTGTACCCGTGAACAGGTTATATCAATGATAAGAAGATATGATAAGCAAAGAGAGGTGGAAAAATGAAGAAAGAAGACCTTTTAAGGAAGTTAGGAAGTCGTAAGTTTTGGGCATGCATTAGTGCAGTTGTTATTGCTTTAATTGCATTTACAAATGCTGCACCAGAAACGACAGAGAGAGTAGTAGCTTTAGTTTCAGCAGTTGGAGGTCTATGTATTTATATGTTGTCTGAAGGTATGGCAGATAGTAAGCCAACTGATATCACTAATGTAATTAATACAGAGGACTATAAAGAAGATTAAATTTTAGTACGTATGTAACTTTTAATAAAATAGTAGAATTAAATTATGTTTTTAAATACAAGAAGCCTAGGAAGTTGATTCCTAGGCTATTTTTTATTGAAAATATTTAAAAAATTTTTAAAAACTCTTGACTTTATCTATAACGGGGTATATAATATAAGTAAAGAAAGAGAGGTGAGGGGATGAATGATTTAGAAGATAAAATAAAAAAGCTGCGTGAAATAGTTCAGCAAATCACGCAGCTAGTCTTAGAAATCGGAACGTTGATTACAGTAATCAAAATGATTCTAAGGCAATAGAGATAGAGAGGTAAACCTCTCTTCTCTATAAAATTTTATCCTAAAACATTCATAAAATCAAATGTTAAAAGAATTATGTAAGCTAATATTTAGATTGTTAGAGTTGGCAGTTGTTATAGCTGGCTTAATTTTGATAATAGGGAGATGATAATTTGAAAGATTTAAAAACATCTGAAGCACAAAGAAGGGCAATAGATAACTGGGCTAAAAAAAATCCAGATGCTAGAAGGTATCACAGAAATAAGGGCAATGCCAGAACTTATGCTAGAAAGTATGCAAAAACCTTAGAAGAGGTAGAAGAGTTGGTGGAAATTTTTAAAAACGAAAATCCAAATTATAAAAAATAATTAAAAAAACTTTTTAAAAACACTTGACTTAATCTATATCGGGATATATAATAAATATAGGAAGTAAGGAAATAACAAATTAAAAAAACAAAGGAGATAAGAAAAATGAAGGAAATTAAAGTAAACGTAGAATTGGAAGAAATTTTAGAATTTGTAAGAGAAGAGAAAGATTGCAAGATTGAAATTGACTACGACCAAAACGACGGATCTTACGATGCATACGTCCTACCAGTAGATGCAGCAGGATTTGAAGAAAAAGTTGATAAACAAGTTGTTGAAGCTTACGACTACCAAGAATTTGACGGAGATGAAGAAGCATATATTGACTGGCTTACAGGCTGCTATGATAGACCTTACGAAGTTGAGGACTACTCAATAAAAATTAATTTTGTAAAATAACAAAAACATTAAACAAATAAAAAAAGATAGTCGGTTACAAGTTTGGCGACTCAACCGACTATCCAGAGTAACCACTCCGCTAGAAGTGATTGCTCCTATTATAACAAATTTTAGGAGGATAAAAAATGAAATTAAGAAATTTTGGAAAAATTAAGGTATCAGAAGGCGAAACTAATAGAATTTATGTAAATGCAGATATTTATTCTGGAGAAGGGATAGTGTTCTCTCACAAGTTTATGCATGGTTATAGAAGAGATTACAAAACTATAGGTTATATAGACATAGAAATGGAATCTTGGTTAAGTGACTGGTATCAATCAGAACCAGTAAACTACTGGGGAAACTTCGAAGAAATGGCCATTGATTATATGGTAGAAAAAGGATACGCTTGTATAGGAGTGTATGGAGGGATAGTATTAATAGATTAATAAAATGAAAAAAGAGCTGTGAAGATGCAGCTCTTTCTTTGACATATTAGCTATGTCTTTTTATATTTTCTTTTTCAATCCACTCAGTACAACTGATATTAATTTAATAATATCACTAATTAAATAATTTTCAAGAATAATAGATCTAATTATGGATCTATTATTTTTTTGCGTAAATTTCTGATTTTGTAGTTTTTAAAAATATTGTATTAAAATCACGCCTCTCCATTGTGTACGCGGGTGCGTGGATTGAAATTCTACATCATCAGCTAGGATGCAATCAGGTTTTTCTGGTCGCACCCCTCGTGGGTGCGTGGATTGAAATTCTTCTTCTGATGCTTCTTTTGTGACGCCTGCCGCGTCGCACCCCTCGTGGGTGCGTGGATTGAAATCACTCTGGCATCGGAATTTATCTCGTATTTCTTGGTCGCACCCCTCGTGGGTGCGTGGATTGAAATGTATCGTCGAAGTTCGCTTACGAAACGGCACATTTGTCGCACCCCTCGTGGGTGCGTGGATTGAAATCTTGTAGGCATTTCTTATAGCCTCGTCAACTGTCTTGTCGCACCCCTCGTGGGTGCGTGGATTGAAATGCAT